TATACGGGCCTTGCCGGCTAGAGGAATATATACTAGTATGGCACACTTAATTTGTAACTTACCGAATCAGAAGGTATGGGTTCGTCGTGAGTATCTCAGAGATCTCGTTGATGGACACGGAGAGTTTGTAGAGGGTCATTGGGTATCTGCTAAGAGTATACCCGGTCGTGCTTTCTATTTTGAGACATTCTTACCGGAGTACGGAGCTCTATACGATAAACTTCCTATTAGTGCATTTGTATCAGATCCGGAGACTCCCTCTATAGATATGGCATTACCCGACTTGCAGTTCTGGAATTGTATGGATTACGGTGTTACATGTATACAGAAACAGTTCATTGGATCTATGGATTTCGAAGTCTATACAAAGAATCATGGAAGAGTGAAGGGTACATACATTGCTACTCTTGATAACTATCACGTGCATGCGGATGAAGTTGATTACAGTACATCTGAACAACCGGAAGAACATAAGTCATTTAACTTGTTAGAACTTGAGAACGGGCAGTATTGCTTGTATCCGAATAACCGGATGCGTGTGTATGATAATAGTTTGACACCGAAGGAACCAAAGCAGCCGGACTTTCGAGTGTCTACGGAATATTATCAGGTCGAGAATGGGTATGAGTATAGGCTCGGAGATACTGAAGAGTACTACTATGACACGGTGCTCGCGGAGAATGTCGATCGAGATAATACAGAGGAATGGCAGAAGCTCTATGGAGATCGAGACTCGGATATACCGGGATCTGCGATATTAAGTCAGGGGTGCTAAAAAAATCCTCCGAAAAAAAGTTCTTAAATAAAGAGGTTCACGATGATTACACGAAAGATAGCACTAGCAGCATTAGACCACTACTATATGTTTCATGATGTCAGTAAATTTGAGTATGCAGGATTTACTGGTGAGCGTGCTTTCGAGTTTTACTGTACTATCAATGATGAGTTCTTTCTTGAGTTCATATGTGCGTATCTGGACTTGTCTCATGGTATCGAGGCTGAGTATCCAAAGGTTGAAAAGATCGAAAAAAAAATTTAAATTAAATGCATTTTTTCCTTTACATCTAAGAAAAAACATGGTATAATAGTACTATAAAATTGAAAAGGGAGTTTTATTATGAAAGTATCTATTACATTTAACAACAACTACGGTGCAGTTCCATTCACAGCAGCTTGTGTTGATACACCTTGTACTGATGTACAAAAAGCTCTTGAGTATGCATTCGATAGAACACAGAATGTTTTCTATTCATGGTCTGAGAGAGATCATGAAGATGTGACAGTTTGTCATCATAACTTTGATGGTACACCACTTCGTAGTTCTATGGTTGGTGATGAGTTTACAGTATTTACATCTGATTATAAATTTCAAAAGTTTATTTGTGATCGAGTTGGTTGGAAGGAGATTGCTTAATGGCACATCAATCAGATGAGATCAACACATTCAAGCATCCATTTGTTGGTGTTATGTGGCCTGTCACTGGATCACGTGGTGATAGTTATCAGGTTCGCATGTATGATAGTGGATTTGATTGTACATGCATTGCTTTCCGTAAGTGTAAACATATTAAAAGTGTTGAGGATAAAATACTTGGAAAAAAAAATGCAATTAAGTGAAAAAAAGCCTTTACATTTAAGAGAAAATAGTGTATAATAATATTATAAAATTAAAAAGGGAGTACATTTTATGAAAATATTTATCGCAGCACTTTTGATATCAACCGCAGTTATTGTGATTGGAGCAATGGAAGACCCTTGTACTGCTGAAGGTTTACCTTCAAGCTGTATCGAACGAAATTTAAATAGCCAATAGGAGGATTATATTATGGCACACGAAGTTGAAACTATGGCATATGCAGGCGAAGTACCGTGGCACGGTCTCGGAGTTCCTGTATCAAACGATCTGACACCAGCGCAGATGATGAAAAAAGCTGGCCTTGACTGGACGGTCGATCAGATCGATTCATACGCAACTTTACCAAACGGTAAGAAGGTTGCTACTGGAATGAAAGCTCTCGTAAGAAGTTCAGACGATAAAGTCTTAACTAACATCGGTCAGATCTGGAATCCAGTTCAAAACGAACAAGCCTTTGAATTCTTTTCAGAGTATGTTCTTGCCGGTGATATGGAAATGCATACAGCAGGTTCATTGAAAGGTGGACAAATGGTATGGGCTTTGGCGAAAGTTAAAGAATCATTTGATCTTTTCGGTGGTGACACTGTTGAGTCTTACTTGCTTTTCTCTAATCCACATCTTTACGGTAAGTCTATAGACATTAGGTTTACACCAATTAGAGTTGTATGTAACAATACTCTTTCACTTTCACTCGATCAAGAAGCTCAAAGATCAGTTAAAGTTGGTCATAGAGTTGAGTTCAATTCTAAAGAAGTCAAGAAAGCTTTAGGCATTGCTTCTGATAAGTTAAAGACTTATAAAGAAATGGCTGAGTTTCTTGGTTCTAAGAGATACAATCTTGATTCTCTAATTGAGTACTACAACACTGTTTATCCAAGAACTGCTGATAAGAGAGTACAGAATAAATCTCTTTCTATGGAGACACTTTCAAAGAATGCAATTGCATGTTACGATGCTCTTGAACAGCAACCTGGTGCAAAGTATGCCGAAGGTTCTTGGTGGCAAGCATTCAACTCAGTGACTTATGTTACTGATCACCTACAGGGTAGAAACTCTGACAATAGACTCTACTCTTCATGGTTTGGTGGAAATCAAATCAAAAAAAGAAATGCTCTTAACACAGCATTAAAATTTGCGGAAGTAGCTTAATGACTGACGGTCCTTTAAAACAAGCTTTTGATCTCCTGGATACAGACGGTGTCTTATCCAGGGAGCTCATCACTTATCGCATTAAAAATGGCATGGTCGTTAAACAAGTTGCAGGTCGCAGATATTCTGATAACGATTATAATGACTATAATAAAACTGAACCACTAACTAAATTGGGAGAATAGAATAATGTTACTAGTGTTACTTCTTGCAATGTTTAGCATTGATACACAAGAGTTTAGAGAGACTGCAAATCAGCAGATGGAAGAAGGCTATAAATGGGAATATGTAGGTAAGACACCAGCATCTGGAGTTCCTGCTATTACTATGAAGTCTAACAGTGAAGAATATATTTTATGGAAGTTAAAGTAATGGATCAAAGAACTAAAGACTTTTTCTTTTGGGTAACTCTAGCGACTGCAGCGTTTCTCACTGTATCAGAAAAAGTTAGAGCTGATGATAATAATATAAGAGATCACTACAAGACTGTAATAAAACAGATGCCGTATACGGTTGAAGTTTGTAGAGATAGAGTCACGTCAGGTGACAAAACAGGAGATGCTCTTGCCGGAGCAATTCTTGGTGGAATCATAGGCAATAATATAAAAGGAGAAAAAGATGGTGGTGCAATCGGAGCACTTATTGGTGGCATGCTTGGTCATTCAAATAGTAGCGCTAGTGGCAATGTTAAGACATACTGCAGCAATCAAACGCGTTATAAGGAAGAGTCTAGAACAGTCTACTCTCATTCGACAATCACTTTCGAGTATGAGGGAAGATCTTACACAGTTAGGTTCAAAAAATGAAAAAACATAGACCAGAGATGATAGCTGCATGGGCTAAAGAAAACGGTATTCGAGGATACGAGCAATACGATCCTCAATACCGAAATGAGCAAAGAACAAAAAGTTCTCAAAAGAAAAAGTTTAACAAAAGTGTAACATTCAAGAACCGTGGTCGTTAATACATAATAGTATGGACAAATTAATTAAAAAGGTGTGGAAGATGGATTTAGGCAACCCGGTAATGACGGCTCTTGTTGGCCTTGTAGTTTTTTATATAGGTCTCAAAATGTTTTCAGGTGGAATGAAATCCATGGGAAACTTAGAACACTTAAACTTCTTTTTAGGTAATCCAATTTATATGTTCATGGGTGGAATTGTCATGACGCTGCTCTGGCAATCTTCATCGTTATCTACCACTGCAATCATAGCTCTCGTTGCAAGTGGAGCTCTCCCACTACCAGCTGCCATTGCCGCAGTTCTTGGAGCAAACATAGGAACTACTGGTACTATATGGCTCGCAGGTTTCTTTGTATCAGACGGCATGCCGAAAGGCGATACTCTACGAATAGCATTAGCACACAGTGGCGCAAACTTATTTATGGCGATAATGTTACTACCATGGGTTCATCATATAGCGAGACTATTAGGTCGTTTCTAGAGAAACACTGGGTCTCAATCGTTTTCATATTAATATTTGTTATACTATTCATTGGTTGGCCTATTGAATATTATGTAGGTAATTGTAGAATAGGCGTCTTTCCAGAGATAGAATATATCTGCGAAAACATACATAAGCGTCCATAAGGGCGCTTTTTTTAACTCCGAACTATTATAAATAGAACTATGTTAAAATTCAAATCATACATGATATACTTGGAGGAGCGCATGAAGTTATCAGCTATGCCTCCCGGCGAGTGGGCTAAAATTAACTCAAACACAAAAGTAGATCGTATAGACATATTAAGATTGTTGATGAAATCTGGTGAGGCTATGCCGAAAACTGACGGAACTGAAGTTGTAGTTAAAAACACACCGGAAAATAGAGCAGCTGTAGATAGATTAGAAAAAGAAAAAAAGACACAAGATCTTGAAACTAATAAAGGTACAATTAAATCAAATGAAATAGGTAAATCAAAAGTCTTCGGTGGTGATAGTGGAGGCCGCGGAGGTGGAGAAGCTCAAACAGCCAGAGCTGAAATTATGCAATGCGTTTATTGTGAACACATGGTCAATAATCCAAAAGCTTCATTTGAATCAATACAACCTTCAGATCTACAAAAAGCTTATAATGGAACCGGTGTAGTCGGTGCAACCTTTGAACAGATCATGGAACTAGATCCTTCATGGCATTATTCAGGTTATTGGACGGCAAAAAGATTAGTTAAAGATAGATTGATTAATAATAAAATGACGTTTCATCGTAATGATAAAGTAATGAATGACATTTATAAAGTAAAAGATGTTGCAGTTAAAAATTCTGATATGACAAAAATTGAAAACGATAAATGGAATCCCGGAGATATATGGGCAACAACCGATAAGTCAATAGCTTCAAAACTTCCAAACACTTCAATACAAGAACTTAATTTAAAACTAATAGAATTGTTCAATGCAAGAAAATTAATGGGAATATCATTAAAAAAAGTAACTGCAGAAAATGGATTAAAACTTGAAATTAAAAATAAAGATGCAAAGCGATACACATATAAATTTATTAGCGGTAGTTCAATGGCAGTGTTTAAACGCAAAGGCGGTGACATCTGGAGAAGTAAAAGTTCAAATGTAGAATTTAATGGTGGAAGCGCGGCAATACGTAATAAAGCAGACTTTGCCGCACTTACATTTGAGCTGAAACTTAAAACTGCACGTGGTGGTGGAGGTGGTTATAAAGAAATAACTGATTCTATAAAAAATAGAATGAATATAACTTTACCAAGTAATCAAGATTTAAAATCACAAGCAAAAGAGTTAAAACAAAGAGGTGAAAAATCTCGTTTAGCAATGCCATTATATAATATGGTAAAAAAAATACATCCGCAGGTTACCAAAGAAGAATGGATGAGAGGTTTTAGTGAAAAACGTGATGCAGAGATTCATAGTAAGATTGCAGGAATATATGTTCTTCATGCATTAGTTGCTAATAAAAATAAAGCAGACTTAGTCATAACCGATATGGTAAACTATGCTGGCTCAACTCTTGAAGCATCATCAATATATGCAAAGGTTTATCAGTAATGAATTTTATAGAATTTATATCAGAACAAAAAAATACTCATATGACTCATATTGAAGACAAGGTTCTCTATGGTGGAGTTGATGGAACAAGGCAAGCAATACTTGCATTAAGATCTTTACGAGATATGGTCGCAGGAGTTAAAGATGGAAACGTATCTGTTAAATGGGATGGAGCTCCAGCAGTTTTTGCTGGTACTGATCCACGTGATGGCAAATTCTTCGTAGCAAAAAAAGGAATATTTAATAAATCACCAAAAGTATACAAGACTGATGCTGATGTTGATGCTGATACTAGCGGTGATCTTAGTGCAAAATTAAAAGCTGCATTAAAGTATTTACCAGAACTTGGTATTAAAGGTGTTGTACAAGGTGACTTCTTATTTGATTCAAGCGATGTTAAGACAAAAAAAATTAAAGGTAAACCTTATGTTACCTTCCACCCTAATACAATTGTGTATGCTATTCCAAGTGGAACCGAAGCTGCAAAGAAAGTTAAGTCTGCAAAGATTGGAATAGTTTGGCATACCACATATACAGGAAAATCATTTGAAACTATGAAAGCATCATACGGTGTTGATACGAGTAAGTTTCGTGATACTAAAAATGTTTGGTCACAAGACGCAATGCTGAGAGATATGACTCAATTTACTATGACTAAAAAAGATACAGCAGAGGTAAATGCACATCTCAGTAATGCTGGAAGAATATTCAATAAAATTTCAGGAACTACATTGCGTACTCTTGAAAATAATCAAAGTCTTGCTCAACTGATCGAAACATTCAATAATACATTTGTACGAAAAGGTGAAGTCATTGGTAACACTAAAACTCATGTTGACAAGCTTATAAATTATATTAAACAGAAGTACCAAAAAGAAATAGATAAGAGAACAACTGAAAAGGGTAAATCTGTTCAACAAAAAAAATTAGATGATATATTGAAATTTTTTTCATCTCAAAACAAAATAAGTTTACAAATGATGTTTGAATTGCAAAAATCTATAGTTCTAGCAAAACTAAAAATTATAAATATACTTAATAAGTTAAATAGCGCGCAAACCTTTTTAAAGACTCGTGATGGGTATAAGGTAACTGGTCAGGAAGGGTATGTCGCTATTGACAAACTTGGTGGTGATGCAGTGAAAATTGTTGACCGTATGGAGTTTTCATACGCTAACTTTTCACCAGAAATTATAAAAGGATGGGATAAACCAGGGAGGAATTAATGGCCCCACTCAAATCGTTTTCTGAACTTTCTATGAAGAAAGATAAAGATCTTCCGAACCTTAAGATACCTGTGAAAGGTCCAAAAGGTACTTCCAAATATATGAGAATGAAAGTCAATAAGGTGAACGCTCCTTATACATCTGACTATAAGAAAGCTATGAATGCTTCTGTGCAAAGTGCTGATAGAAAGCCAGAGAAGTATATTAAGCCAGACGGAAAGGTTGGTATCAGAATGGTGAAGACTGATAAAGAAGTTATTAAAAAAGAATCAATAGACAATCATCCAAAAGTTAAGGCAGCTCGCAAAGCGCATGCCGCTGGAACATGGGACGGTAACGTAAATAAAGAAGGTGAAGCTGTGGTACACATTAACGGCAAACCTCACGTTGTTACTAATAAAAGTAAAACTAAGAATTTAAGAAAAGAAGATGTTGATGAAGCTCTAAATCTACAACAAAGAATGAAACGTTCTCGACTTATGAAGAGAATGAAGTCACGTATTGCTATTGGTAGAAAACGTGCTATGAAAAAGATGGCTAATAAAAAGACTATCGAAAAAAGAGCAATGAGGCAGGCGAGAAATGATCTTGCTAAAAAGTTAACTAGAGGTATTCCTAAAGGTGAACTTACTTTTGCAAGAAAGCAAGAGATTGAAAAGAGACTCGCCAAACCAGCACTACAACAAAGAATTAAAAGAATGGCTAAGAAGCTATTTAAAGATGTACGTAAGAAAGAATTGGAAAGAAAGAAAGGTTAATGATAAATTCATTTAAAAATTATTTGATAGAGGAAGAGAAGACCGTATTCTTTACTTTCGGTCGTATGAATCCTCCTACAACTGGTCATGAAAAATTAATGAATGAGTTGTCAAAAAAATCTGGTAAGAATCCTTATAGGGTTTACTTATCACAATCAACAGATAAAAAGAAAAATCCATTGGATTTTAAATATAAAGTTAAGACTGTTCGCAAGTTCTTTCCTAAGCATGCAAGAAGTGTAATGCTTAATAAGAAAGTTAAAAATATTTTTGACGCAGTCACTGAAATTTATAATGACGGATTTAAAAATATTACAATGGTTGTTGGATCAGACAGAGTAAATGAATTCAACACACTATTAAAAAAATATAATGGAACTAAAGGCCGACATGGTCTTTATAATTTCAATAAAATCAATGTAATTTCAGCCGGAGACAGAGACCCCGATGCAGACGATGTTAGTGGAATGTCAGCATCTAAGATGAGATCACTCGCAAATGAAGGAGACTTCACACAATTCTCACAGGGGCTGCCACGGAATGTATCAAATTCAGACGCAAAGAAAGTATATAATGAAGTAAGAAAAGGTATGGGACTCAAAGAGCAAAAAGAGTATTTTAATAAGTTACATTTCGAGCCTGTCTCTGAGAAAAGAGAGGCATATGTTAAAGGAACTTTGTATAATATTGGTGATCGTGTTGCAATTGTGGGCAGTGACGAACTCGGTAGTGTTACCAGTCTTGGAACTAATTATGTCATTGTAGAATCCGCAGGTAAGATGTATAGAAAATGGTTGACAGATGTTGAACTAGTAGAAAAGAAAAAAGAAGGAAACCAAAAAGTCAGGCAAGATCCTGATGTTAAGAAAGCGCCGGGAACACAACCAGCACCTTACTATGGTGGACTGTCTAAATCTACTAAGAAGAAAAGACTTTCACATTTTAAAAAGTATTCTAAATACGATGATGATAATCCTGCAGCTTATAAAAAAGCTCCAGGCGATGCTACTGCAAAAACAAAACCAAGTAAACACACATTAAAGTATAAAAGAATGTATGGTGAAGATGCTGTGGAAATAGCAAAGAAAAAAATAGAACGCGAAAAGATGGTCGATAAAATGAAACATGCTCGAATGTTGGACCGCGCTAAAGTAAGAAAAATTAAAAACAGGAGTAAAGCGGATGCTTAAATTTTCAACTTATGAACAAGCTTTCGATGAGTTATTAGAGAACGAAGGTTTAAAGAAAAAAGCAGCTAAGTCCGGTATATCTTACGGCACATTAAAAAAGGTATACAACAGAGGCATGGCGGCTTGGAGAACAGGTCATAGACCAGGGACTACACCACAACAGTGGGGAATGGCAAGAGTCAATTCTTATATCACAAAAGGTAAAGGTACTTATCATGGTGCTGATAAAGATTTAAGAGATAATGTTCAAAGAGAAGCTACTGTAAAAGAAATATCTAAAAATCTTGCAAAGAGTTATATTGGTAAAGCTTCAAGAGATGTTTATCATAAAGGACAACAACAAGGCACAGCAAATGCAATAAGCCGTCTTGGTGGACCAGATCAAGATTATAAGAAAAGTGCAGAACGTAAAGCAGCAAAACGAGTTGCTGGTATTGATAAAGCTACAAATAGACTTATGAAAAAGGAAGCAAAACGTGTTGTACACAGTGATAAACCAGATAGTTTGAAATCTATAAAGGTTATAACGCCTAAGACTAAAAAGAATGAAGCGATGTCTGATGCAGAAAAAGCAGCACATCAAAAAGCAATTGATGCCTTTAAAGCTAAAGGCGGTAAGATTAAAAAGTTAGCGCCAGGGTACGCACAAGGTTATCATGGTAAATCTGATCCTGGTGCAGGAATCAAAGGCATGATTTCAAAGGATGACACCAGTCAATTTGGAACTAAGAAAAAAGTTGGGAGTATGAAATGAGCTTAAGAGACGCAATCACCAAAGTTCTAACTGAAGAAAAAACAGAAGAACTTGAAGAAGCTACTAACATGTTTACTGATGACAGAGTTGGTTTTCAAATTGATAGATTTGCTGGAAAGGGTGGACATACTTTTCAAATTAACTATGGAAGAGGCAAAGGCAAGTTTATACAAATTCCAAAAGATGATATGAAACGTGTCATTGCTCAAATGACAAAAGCAATGAACGCAAAGTAGGAGATACCAATGAAAGATTTTTTTCAATTAAGAGAAAGTATGATAAACGAAGATCAGGCTTATCATAAAGCAGCAATAAAACATCATGAATATCATTCCGCAAGTCATGATACTGAAGTAAGAAATACTGATGAAGATGATCATGATGATCATGAAGAACATATGTCAGATCACGATCATGCAATGATACAGCATGATAATGCTAGTGATGCGCATAAAGCTGCTCATGATGCTCATAAAAAGCACGGCGGAGATTCTCCACAATATAAAGCTGCTGCTAAAAAAGCTCATGCTGCATCAAAAGAAGCACACGCAGATACTCCAACTTTTCATGCTATTGATAAGCCAACACAATCAAAATTTAAACTAAAGAAGACACACTGATGCCACTAGATCCAAAAGACGGAATAGGTTCTTACATTAAAGACTTTAAAAAGTCTAAGGCTCCTCAGTTTAAAGGTAAGAGCGATAAGAAAAAAAGAGATATGGCTATTGCTGCTTATCTTGATGCTAAACGTGGACCACAAGAATCTAAGCTTGCAGGTAGTTCATTAAAACTATTTGGTCAAAAGAATAGATCGTTTAGTGAGCTATCTATGAGATTAAAAACTAAGGCGAAGGTTCAAAGAGCTTTAGTTGGTCCTAGTAAAAAAGCAAAACCTGATTGGATGAGAGATACTGGAAAAGGAGCAAAGGAATTAGATAAAAAGACAAAAGGAATAATTGCTCTTAAGAAAAAAGATCAAACTAAAATGTCATTAGCCAAGAAAGCTTTAGGCGTTAAGGAAGATACGAGCTTTAAAGTTTCTATTGATGGATTACCAGATCTATACATGAATGATAAAACCCCGGGCGCATTATTACAAAAGCTTCGTAAGATTGTAAAACAACCGTCTTTAATAAAAGATATTGATCGAACTACAAAGAGTAAAGTTAAAAAGGCATATAGAGATAAAGCTCAAGGTAGAGAAGTTAAAGAATACAAATACGATTATGGTACACCTGAATCAGTAAAGCTTATGAAGAAAGTAACACCTGGGCAAAATGAAGGATCAGAAACTTGGGAAGCTGGATATAAAAGAAGAGTTGTAAAGACAAAAAAACCAGAGCATAAAGAAAAAGGATACAACTGGAGAATTAAAGGTAAAGATAGACCAGATATTTCTATTAAGTTATATAAAGAAAAGCCGGGACAGGCTGAATTTAACAAGCAAATGAAAAGGGTAGCAGGTCATGAATTTGGATAGTTTTAAAAAGTTTTTAGAAGAAAAAGATCCTAGGCTTAAAAGAGCTGGAGTTTCAGGATTCAATAAGGCTAAACGAACACCAAGTCATCCTACTAGTAGTCATATTGTTGTTGCTAAACAAGGTGATAAAGTTAAGACAATTAGGTTTGGTCAACAAGGTGCAGAAACTGCAGGAGCTCCTAAGAAAGGAGAGTCTGATAGAATGAAAGCAAAACGTAAATCGTTTAAAGCAAGACATGGTAAGAATATTGCAAAAGGTAAAATGTCAGCGGCATATTGGGCAGACAAGGAGAAATGGTAATGATAAAAAACTGGATAAAAGAAAGAACTAAAGAGAGAACAAGCTTAGACGGTGCAGTTTGCATTGCTCTTGGTCTTATGATATTATTTTTATCTCCATTGGCTAAGATTGCAGCAGGTTTAGCAATTGCTTATGGCGTATGGACTATTTGGAAGAGTGAGTAATGGCTAAAAAATTTGCTACAATATCAATACATGATCTTTTAGGGAGACCGAAACGCGGCACTTCTATTGGCCGTAAACCGATATCCTCAACTATGAATAAAAACAAAAGAAGAAGTTTTAAAAAATACAGAGGTCAGGGTAAATAGATGGTACAAAATGAAACTAATGAAACACGGCTTAATAGAATAGAGCAAAAGATTGATAAGCTAGCAGATGCTATGATATCTTTAGCAAGAGCAGAAGAGAAGATAGTAGCACTTCAAGTAGATCATGACAACATGAGAGATAGAATGAATAAGCTCTCTGTAAAATTAGATGAGATTCAACAATCTGTTGACAAAAATGCTCATACAGTGAGCATTATAAATAAAGTAGTATATGCTGCAATGGTTGCAGCGGTAGGTGCTTATGTAGCACACATGTGGATGTAAAGGAGAACACACAATGGAAGAAAGTTTCAAGTATCATATACCTGAAGACATTCCAGCAAATGAAAGAACAGCCTTTCATGGCGCAGCAGCCGCAGCAGCTAAGGCCGGAAAGAAGAATTTTAATTTTGCTGGTAAAACACACCCAGTAACTATGAAAAAAGATACAGCTAAAGCAATAGCAGATCAAAAAGAATCAGTTGAATCAGTTAACGAAAGCTTTAGTTATCATAATGCCATGGCAAAGGCTCATGCTAGTCACGCTATGCGTCATGATTCCGAATTTCGTCATGGAAATCATAATGCTGATGATGAAGATATGCACGGTCGCGCTATCGATATTCATAAACAAGCACATGCTGCTCATATACAAGCTCGCAATTTATCTTCTTATGATAGTGAAGGAAAATATAAGAAAGCTGCTAAAGATGCTAATTCATTAAGTCAGACAGCTATTGGAACAACTAAAGACGCCGGAAAATTTAAGACAGGTAAACCTAAGCATAGTTTTCCGAAGCTAGTGTCGCACACTAAACTCGCTAAGGAGAGCACAATGTCTTTTAGAGAAAAGTTAATGTCATTATATGAAAGTGACAGAGCTAAACATTATAAGAGTGCTGCAGCTGCAGAGCCAATGGATAATAATCTTAAAGGCGCAGGTGCAAAGAAAATGAAATCAGACATTCAAGGTAATGCTGCTGACATTGACTTAGAGAAAAAGTCTCATGACGATGCTGCAAAAGCAGGTAGAGCAGGACCAAGCATGAAAGCTCGAAGTAATGATAACAAAAAAGGTGATAAGAAAATAATTAATCCACCTACTGACGAGACTAAAAAAGGTCAAGGACCTAAAGTAGCAACTGAATCTTATGGTGTATCAGGTAACACAGTATCAAAAGGTTTACTTGATGCAGTAGCAGTGGTTGAAGATATGGACAAGAAGATGACAGTTGATATCGATCATGACACAGGTACAGCTGGTTCTCACGAAAAGAAACATGGTATTACTTTGAAAAAAAGTAAAAACTATGACAATACGCGAGGAATGATGGGAACTTATGCTACAGGTAAGAAAAGAGACTTACAAAAATATTTAAAGAAGCATTATGATGGGGATCATAAAACTATGCATCCTGAAGTTTACAAATAAAGGGAAATAATATGGCTATATCACCACCAAATTTTCAAAAGGATGCAATACCAACTCCACAAGGTTGGAGACATCCTAGAACTGGAGAGCTTTTAGTTTCTAGAAAAATATCTGAAGAAGCAATTGCAGAATATTTTGGAGGAGGAACATCTGAACCAGAGATGCTTACTGAATCTCCTACAAATTTTCAAGAAGCAAAGGCAGAACTTATGACTGATGATACTCTTCCTAGTGAATATGAATCAATGACTAAGAAAGAACTTGAAGCTCTTGGTAGAGAAAATGGTATTGAACTTGACAAAAGGAAAAATAAAGCGGCATTAATTGAAGAATTGAAAGAAGCTCTTTAAAAATTTAATATATAATTTTGTAATGATTTTTAAAGAACTAACTGAAAAGAACTTATTCTTGTATGCAGCTAAGCATTATAAGAATCCGAAGTTCGCTGACATTGATGAGTTTTATGAAGACTTAAAGAGATTTAAGTATATAAAACGATTACTTAATCGTTATCTCGAAACAGATGATTTAGCTGAGAGATTATTACTAAATCACTTCATAGTTATTTTTAATATGTTTGGTACTGAAGCTGCTCTTGAAATATTAGAGCTTAAACTTGAAGATAGACATTGGCCTATAGTAAAACCATTTTTAATATTTTTGAATTATATTAAAAATGATCAATACACAGGCATTACTATGGATCCAAATGTTGTTGACATATTAAGGAAGATTTAATGGGTATACTAAAAGGAGCAGTTGACACCGTTTATGCATTTCGATTCATAAGAATGATGGTGATGGATTGGAAAAGTTGGGATGCATATAAAGAAGGTGTTATAGATGAAAACGGAAAGAGAAACAGGAACGTGAAACTTGACACTGATAGCAAAAAGTCTTCTTATACTCCTTTCGTTCGCCTTGTGGCTAACATCAAAAGGCTCGTTGCAAAAATTCCAGGAGGTGGAAGTAAACTCGGATCTTTTGCGTCAGCGCTTTATCTCGTTAAAGAAAAAGCAAATCTCAGCGAAAAAGGATTAAAAACAATTTGTGAAAAATGTGATATTGAAGTATTAGATTTTTTAAATGAGAAGAATGAATGGTTCTTATTAGAAAATAAACAATTATCACCGGGAGTTTATAGAGTTAATAATTCTAAGTTACTTAATAAATCATGTAGCGAATTAGTTTGGGCTAAAGACCAAATTAGAATTAAAGATGATTGTTTTCCAGTAGGAGATGTATTTGGAGTTGATATATATGAAGCAACTCATATTAGAACAGACCAAGAAATATATGTAACCGCAAGCGAGTTAATAAGATGAGAATTGCTGGTAGACAAAAAGGAAGTAAAGTTAAACCGTATACACATGTTGTAGTTCAACCTAGCGCACCTAAATCTCGTTACACATTTAGTTATCATAGTTCAGAAGATAAAGCAAGAGCAGCAGCAAAAAAATATGAAAGAATGGTAGGTAATCCTTTACGTGTAGTAAAACAATCTGGTAAAAGCGCAAATACAGATGTTATGGAAGAGGTTAACATGCAAAAAGAATCAATAGAAGAAAAGTCAAAAGGCCTTTGGCACAACATTCATATGAGAAGAAAATCTGGTAAACGTATGCGTAAAAAAGGTGAGAAAGGTGCACCTACAGCAGACGCATTAAGATCTGCACAAGCCGCAAGTGAAGAGATGACAACCACTGCATCTATACCAAATCCTGCAACAACGGCAATGGGACCTAGACTCAAAACCACAACTATGCACGATAAGCGTAGAAAAAAAGATCAGTTTCCAGTACTACTTAAAAGATTTAGAAAATACATAGAAGATAAGTATGCTTAGGTTATACGTTCTTATATTTGTTATCGGCATGATCGGTGTTGTTGGTTATGGCGCAAAGTATTACTATGATACTACTCAAAATAAAATAGCAGTTCTTACAAAAAACAATGCTACACTTAAAGTAGCAGTTGAAACATCTGAAAAAAGTATTGGCGAGCTAAAAGCTAATATTACAAAGATGGCTAATTTAAATAAAGCATTACAACAAGACTTACAAAAAGCTGAAGCATACCGTGATGAATTAAGATCTAAGTTGAGTAAATTAAATTTAGTAGTTGAAGCTCTTAAAGATTCAAAAGTTTTAGAAGGAAAGATGAATGGCGCAAGTTATAAATTGTGGCAAGGGATTATGGAAGAAACTGGTAATACTAATAAGTCTGATAAGCCTAGCTGGTTGCAGCGGCCTGAGCAGGCTGGTTCCGGAACCGGAAATAAAGACGGTGACGAAGATAGAACAGATAAAGATACCAGTAGTAGCGAGACCAAAACCACTCCAACTCAATAATACTCGAGTATTCGTAGTCACAAAAGATAATTACGAAGAGTTTGTAAAAGATTTTAAAGAAGTCTACGGCGATCTTGCTTATGTTGCATTAAGCATGAAAGATTACGAGAACTTAGCAATAAATATTGCAGAAATGCGAAGGTACTTGAATCAACAGAAAGAAATAATTGTTTATTATGAAAAAGCTGTAAAACCTAAAGAGGAGAAACAATAATGGAATTCATAATAGATCAACTTGTCACATGGTGGCAATTTACTGTAGTTGGAGTGTTAATTATTATTGGATTTATAATCAATATGTTTGGTATTGATTGCGATGATGTTATTATTGGATTTGAATATAAAGAAATGCCGAAACTAAAACCTATAGCGATACCAACAGCAGGAAAGGGCTTTTGGGGTGCAATATGGATGTGGCTAATGGGTACGCGTAATTGGGAAGTTGCAGAAGATTGGGAATTTAGAATTGAAGGAGATTGGTATGTCATTCCAGCAGGATTTACATTTGACGGTGCATCTATTCCAAAATTCTTACATACATGGTTATCACCTACAGGTGTATTGTTAATGGGTGGATTAGTACATGACTTTGCATATAAGTATGAAACGTTATTGAAAAAAAGTAAAAAGAAAACTATAGGTACTATTACACAAAAGAAAGCAGATCTAATATTTCGTGATATAAACATTGAGCAAAATGGATTTCACTTATT